GTATAGATGTAACGAGAAACTTAGGATTTAATTTAGGTAATGCGATTAAATATATATGGCGAGCAGAGCATAAAGGTAATCGCAAAGAAGATTTGCAAAAGGCTATTTGGTATATACAAGATTACATTAATAATATCTTATGATTATATATATAATACAATTACCCTTGAATTATTCTCCAAGAATAATGGCTTTTGCAACATTAGAAAAAGCGAGGGAGGTTTGTGAGGTTTTTCAAAAAGACCATCCTATTTCAGCATCAGGTGGCCATATTTTTGAGCCATATCTTTTGAATGTTTATGAAGATTGCGATGTAGAAATAAGAAAAGTTTAATGTTAAAAGTTCGACGCAAGCAGGCGGCTGACGGGTGCGTAATCTCGGCGGACGCAACAATTTTACGGCAATCTCGGCTAGAAAGATGAACTAGTCATGCGAATAAGAATTCATCTCCTTATTATCGGAGGAATACCGGTAGATTGCCGGCCAGTTTATGGCAATTGGCAGCGAGCAGGTCACAGCGTCCCTACTCATTTTGACTGGGAAGAATGTGGGTTCGATTTCCATCAATTGCCAAATTTTATGGCCGACGATACTAGTGAAACTTCGGATTGGGGTACTGAGCTTCCCGCCGATACGCTCGCACAAGGGAAAATAGGCCACCAGTTTATAAAGAGCGTTTCCTCTCCATGCTCCAGCGACTAGAGAGGTCTAGGCTGCCAACTATGCCTGATGAGAGATTAATTCTCGAAACTAGAAATAGTCGCGTAGAGTTCTCCATGGCAGCTACGATGAGAACACGGTGGAGCACTTTTTAGTTTATGAGGTTTGAATGAATAAGAGAGAGTCTGCGATTATTATGGCATTTACAGGAATAGGTTTTGGTGGAAAATTATTTAATGACTTTCATAAATATGCTGAAGAAAAGTTCGGTCACCCAATTTGGACTCACGAAATGGCTGATGAAAAGTTTTGGGCGAAACTAAAAGAATTATCTGCATCTGATTTTGCAAAATTGGCAGAAAATATTAAAGATTAATGCCCGAAAATACTTGCCGGCCGCGGACTTGAACATAGGCAGGAAAAATAGGGCGCCAGAATCAGAGAGTAGCGCTGTGCTCTGATAGGTGCTGACAACCTGAGTGACTAGCTAATTTTGCGCTTGATCCGTCCTAGACTGATCAAGAGTTGCAGAAGGATTAGTGACGCTCCACTTTAAAGGGTGTGAAAGGTCAGCCGTGTGTGGCAGGGGCACATCGGGTCATTAAAAAAACCCTGCCAAATTTAATGGCCGATAATCTCTATACGAAGCTAAACTGCGGATAAAACGGTCGTGACCGCTATGAGAAAATTGGCCGCCAGTTTATGGCAATCATAGTTCTGAGTAAGAATATTGGCTCTAGTCATGACTACCCAAAGATATGCGTAAAGTCGCATTGATTGCCGTCAGTTTATGAGGATATTTTAATTGAAAGAAGATATGTTTTTTAATCCGTTGACTAAGCAAATAGAACATTCGGTTAGAATTGAAAGGAATGATATTGAGCAAGCACTCTCGTGGTTTGATAGATTACGATTAAGTCAAACTACCGTTAATGATGAAAAGACTTACCAAAATCTAAGAAAAGTAGTTGCTCATATGAGAGCATTAGATATTGAATAATAGAAAATAGACTGCTAATTTTATGGAATGTAGCTTAATAGGTAAAGCGCTGAACTCATAATTCAGAAGATATTGGTTCAAAGCCAGTCATTCCAATCATTCCCTTGTAGCATGAAGGTCATGCAAAACACTGTTAATGTTTGGTCGTTGGTTCGATTCCAACCGAGGGAGCCAATCATTGTCAACCTCAATTCAGTTTATTGTCAACCATCCTCATTTCCTTTGTTAATCCCATTAGTGGCGGTGTTTTTCTATACAAATCCTCTAGACTATTATCAATACACTTTGGCCAGTGTATTTCTTGGTTTACGCGATACCGTAAAGTCGCGGGGCTGAAATAACGCCGTGGAGAGAGATAAATGCAAGATCGATCAGAAAATAATCCAGCGAGTGAAGTAGCTGCTGAACAAGTTATGGACTCAATGGGAGTTTCACCAGAGGTAACCGATGAACAATCGGTAGAGCAAAAGGATGAACTGCCAAAGTTTGCCAAAGAAAAGCTTGGTATGCAGGAAAAACGGCATAAAAAAGAGATGCGTAAACTCCAACAACAGTTGGATGAAATACGATCACATCTCGGTTCACGTCCTGAGCCGATGAATACTCCGCCACCAAATGTTGATCCATACAGTTCACAACCGAATGGAGATCTTGACTCAGCCGTTGCTAAAGCAATGGAAGCGGTCGAGAAAAAGAAGAGAGACGCAGAGAACGCACAGCATGTGCAAAAGCAATATCAAAGTCTGAGTGAGGATCTTGATAATGCTTCTGATAAGTACGAGGACTTTGACGATGTTGTTAAGTCACCAAACGTACCATTTACTAATGCAATGCGCGACGCTGCTTTACTTCTCCCCAACCGGACTGATGTACTTTATAAACTTGGAAAAAACCCTGACGAACTTAAGCGAATTTCTCAACTCCCTTCGATCCAACAAGCACAGGAAATGGTAAAGCTGTCGATTGCATTGATGACCGGTGGTGATGAGAAGCAAGCTCCGCAAGGGGTAAAAACCATGGGCAATATCAAATCAAATCCAGTTTCCAATTCCTCGCAAGTTAACGAAAAGACTCCTATTGGCGAAATACGTCGTAGGATGAAGGCAGGTTGGAAATAGTTTAACCACTAAATTGTTTCGGCTTGCCATCCATTAATTTACGGAGATATGGCAATGCCCAATCAATTTATTACCACGCAACTCGTGAGCAATACGGCTCTTGCGATGTTTGCGGTTAACTCGCCGTTTGTAATGACTGCTTCCCGTATTTATCAAGACGATTTCACAAGCTCAGGCTATAAAATCGGTGATACTTTACAAGTTCGCAGACAGAATAACTTCGTAGTTGGCGATGGCGCGACTGCTACACCTCAGTCAATCATGGAAACTGTAGAAGATATCACTGTAGCGCATCAATACCATGCTTTGATCGCGTACACAGTACAAGATTTGACCTTGCGTATCGAAGATTTCTCCCGTTTATTCATCCAACCTGCAATTCAAAACATTATTGCTCAAATGGAACGTGATATTTGCGCTCAAGCCGAGCAACAATTGAATTTCTTCACGGGAACAGCGGGAACACCTATCAATTCTTTCACCACTGTTGATACAGCGGGTGCTAAATTGTTAGAACAAGCTGTCAATATTTCCTCCGATGCTTATATGGCAATGACCGTTCGTGACGGTTCTTCCTTGAAAGGTGCTTTATTGAATAACTTCACACCGGTATTCAACGAAGAAATTGTACGTCAATCAGCAATCGGTCACTTATCTTATTTTGATATTTTCCAATCTCAAAATATCGTTAAACACATTGCTGGTGCGGGTCCAACTCTCTATTCAGGCGATACATTAACTGTTAATGGTGCAGTTGCTTCGGGAAATATCATTGTATTAGCTGGTGCAACGGCTAGTGTAACTGATTATTTCTTACCTGGCGATTTGATTTCTATTGCTGGCGTTCAATCAGTTAACCCGATTAGTCGTGCAGCTACCGGTCAAAATATGCAGTTTGTTATCACAGCTCCAGCTAATTCAAGTGGTGGTGGTGCAGTAACAATTTCTGTAAGTCCAAGTATTATCAGCTCTGCTGCTAGCCCATTGCAAAACGTAAGTAATGCAGTGCCAAGTGGTGCAGTTGTTACAATGGTTCCAAGCTATAACGTGAACGTGGCTTATCCATCTCGCGCACTCGATATCGTTTGCCCACCACTTTACAAGTTACAAGTTCCTTATGCTTCTGTAGCTGTTGATCCTGAAACTGGATTGTCATTAGCTGTAACCCAAACTGGTGACATTTTAGGTTACCAAAACTTTATGCGTCTTGACTTGCTGTGCGGTTTTCAATGGCATCCTCAATACGCAGTGAAAGTATTGTCATAAGGAGAAGGCCAGATGCTTTGGTGTGTATATCACAAATCTTTACCCATGCGAGTAGTTGACGCAGCAGGTTTTGAGAAACATCTAGCATCTGGCGAATGGTTTGACCATCCGAACAAAGTTAATGAGGTGACACATGAAAGACAGATACGACGGCGTAAAAGGAAAGGAATCGGGAATGATGAACTCCCGAATGGGCCGATTGAATGCGGAACACAGTGCTAATAATGCATTTGTGAAAAAGCAGCAATCCGAAGTCGCTGGCATGGCTGGTAAAGATGCCAAGATGGGTGAAGAATGCTATAAATTTAATGCTCACATGATGAATACTGGCGAGCATGCACAATCATTTGCTGGTGAATTAACTGCTGGATTAGATAAAAAAGCATTTCCGGTTAAGTAATTAGGAGCTGTTATGCCCCAGGTTACACGGACCACAAATGATGTGATCATCAATTCTCTCTACCTCTTGGGAGAGTTGGGCGTCGGGGAAACCCCTGACGCCTTTATGTTATCTACGGGATTAGATTTGATTAACGAGTTACTGGATAAGTTCTCGTCTGATAGTATCTATATCCCGTTTTTAACTACGATCAATAGCATATTTGTTGTTGGACAACAGACTTATTCTATTTCTGACATAATAGCTGGAACTGATATTGTCGCAGATAGAGTAGTTGATTTATCCTTTGCTAATTATACAGTTCAACCCGAAGCCTCCGAGCCAATTGTTTATCCTTTAAGAATTATTAGCAAAGCTAATTTTTATAATGTTGTGCGATTAGATAATTTATTAACTCGACCTGGGTTTATTTTTCTAAATAAGCAAGCAACTGAAAGTTTTATTACTGTTTATCCAGTGCCTGATCAACCATATCCATTTAGCATTCAAGTTAAGAGCATGATCAATGAACTTAACTCGCAAGATGATTTAACATCATTACCACCATTTTATTATGGGTTTTTAAAATATGCTTTAGCACGTAAGTTTTTAGCATATTATCCTTCTGGAAACTGGCCACCACAAAATGAGGATGAGTACAACGATTACTATAATATTCTGAAGAATATTAATGAAACTGATTTAACTATCAGACCATCTGTGACATTGACTGCGCCAGAGCCTTTCTACTGGCCAAACATATTGGCTTACTAATATGCAGTGGTCAGATTATCCAATCGTTGGTTCTTTCAATAACCAAAATATCTCTGAGATTGATAGTGAGCGTTCGGTTAATTTATTTGAGTATATTGATCCAGAGGGTAAGAAACCAAAATCATTAATTTCTACTGCTGGACTCACAAATACCAATTTGGTATTTACTGGTAGTACGAATGGTTTTAGAGGTCAATTCGTATTTAATGATAAAAGTTATTTTGTTATTGGCATCGATATTTACCAATGGGATGGCACATTGCCACCATCAAAAATTAATGGCGCATTTCCATTAACAACGTTTGAAGGTTATGTTGGAATTGACGCTAATACTTATCAAATTATATTTGTAGATGGGCAGAAAGGTTATATATACGATACAAATGCGACTACTTTTGTCGAAATTACTGATGTTTCTTTCCCTACAAAACCTATTGATGTGTGTTATTTAGATGGATTTTTCGTCGTAGCTAATGGTGATACTAATCAATTTCAGCTTTCAATGTTTAATCAAGGATTGGTTTGGGGTGTTGCTGAAGATACATTCACCGCAGACGCCACAACCAATTTATTAACTTTGGTAACAGGTTCCACAGCTAATTATCAAACAGGCGTACCCGTTACTTTAATAGCGAATGATCCTGGCACGCATTTTTCTAGCGCTATTCCAGGTAATGATGAATTAGTTCTTGATGCTGCATCTACATTTTATCCCACAGGTGTACCAATAAGATTTCTTGGTGCTACATTACCAGTAAGTACGCCACAGATTGTTA